CTCCTCAGGCATCCTCACGACTACGCCTTTGCCCTACTGTGGCGAGTGTGCCGAGGGTTGGGCTTATGTCGAGAGCGATGAGGCAGGCACAGCGCGCACAGCGATCAGATGCCCAGTCTGCTACCCGTTAAGGCGCAAGCTCAAGAACCTCGAGCTCGCTCGACTGCCATTCACAGCTCATCAGCACACTCTCTCTGCTTATGAGTGGGATAGCGAGCAACAGGCCGAGCGCATCGGTGCTGTGCTCGACTGGCTACATGACAAGACCAGTCCGATCGACAAGCCTTGCGCGCTCCTCGTCGGCACACCGGGCAACGGCAAGAGCACGATCTTACATATCTTAGCCAAGCACGCAGTGTTTCAAGGCAAGCGCGCTCTGTTCCTGACTCATGAGGGGCACTTGATGGATATTAAAGCGAGCTTTAATGCGACCAAGCGACTCAGCCTGCATGAGCTCCTCGAGGGTGTCGACCTGCTCTGCCTCGATGAGATTGGTGGTATGGGTGGCGGTGGGAATTGGACAGCTTGGAGCAAGGCCCAGACTCTCGAGATGATCAGCGCGATTCATGACCGATGGGCGAGCAAGGCGCTCTCAGTCGTCGCGACCTCTAATCTGAGGCCCTCGCAGATCCTCGATGATCTCTGCGAGCGCAATACTGCAGCCGCCTCGAGGCTCGCTGAGATGTTCGGCAAGCCGATTAAGATGATCGGCAAGGACAGGCGCAAGCGCATCGATGATGGGTGGCGCGACTAGCTGTGATAGCGTGAGCCAAACACTCTCGAAAGGCTCACAACATGGCGCGCTGCGTGCTCACTAGCAAAGACGAAATTATCTTACAGGCTGGCGGTGGCTTCCTCATCAATGGCAAGCACCGACCGAACCTAGACAACTGCAAGCTTATGCCCGGTGCTCGCTTTGAGCTACAAATCGCAGAGGTCGAACAGCCTAAAGCATACAAGCGGAGCTCTAGGCCGAGCGCGCCTCGCCCCGAGCCGATCAAGATGCCCGAGCCTGCTGTGCCTCCTCAGCCGATCGCGCCTCCTCAGACAGCTCAATCGGTGCAGCTTCCATCTGAGCTCGCTGAGGTTAAAGAGTTAATGAGCATCTATCAGAGCGCGCAGGGCCTCGGGCCTTATGTCGCGATTGCTGTTGTCGCTTATGTCATGTGGCAAAAGATGCAGCGCAAAGGGCAGCAGGAGTGCCAGCGCTGCGCTGATAGAGAGCGCTCAAAACATATTCAGCATCATGATCCTGCGACCTGCCCAGAGTGTATCGCTCACACTCAGCGCCTAGAGCATCATCATCATACTGATCACAACTAGTTTGATCTTTGTTAAAATATTTATTGACATGAGGACAGTATGAAGGTAAAACCGACTGTAGAAGGTGAGCGCGTCGCTCGCCCTTTTGACCTAGTGAGTAACAACATGACAGACAGCAAGATGCTGGCAGATCTCCTCGACCAAGCTTACAGCGAGGCCACATCAATCATCACCGATCAGGTGCTCGAGCTCCTCGACAGCGGCACCGAGATTAAGCTCGATCGGCACCCTCTCATCATCGAGGCGCTCGAGAGCTTCCTCAAGTTCAATCACCCAAGCCTCGAAGTCATCCCAGCGCGCAACTGGTCGACTCACAGCATCCTGCGTAAGATCAAGGTTGATTGGCCTGCTGACTCAAACGAGGCGCAGCTCATCAAAGTCGCGCCCTACTAAGCAAGCGCGCTCGCTCGCTCGAGATCAAGGCCTCTCAACCACCTGGGGGGCCTTTGTGTTTTCTCAGAGCGTACTCGCGAGCAGTCGGCTCATGCCCTCAACCTGCTCAACACTCTCGCGCACAGCCTCGGCATAAGCTCTGATCTCTGCCTGAGCATGAGAGTCGAGCCTCTGTCGCAGGAAATGAATCAAGGCATGTAGGCTGCACGTCCAATAACACTCGCTCATCAGCGACACCGGCAGCACAGCTCGAGCCTGCTCTTTACAGACTCCTGCTCTCAGCAGCTCCTCATAAGCAGCATGACTCGCCTCGATCGCTCGGCTGTAGATCAGCTCAGCGCGCAGCGCATCATCCTCGCCCATCGGCCCAGCGCTGCCCTGCTTCACCGACGAGCTCTGCGCTCGCCATGCGTCGGGGCTCCAATACTGATTATTAAACTCAACATACCGACCCGAAATCTCATTCCACGCGCAGCCGACCTGATGTTTCATCCACTGGCGCAAGACAAAGATCGGGGCGCTCAGGTGAAACTGAAACTGAACATGACGAAAGGGCGAGGTGTGCTCATGCGACCAAAGGTAATCGATCAGCCGCCAGTCCTTATCGCTCATCTCATCAGCGCGCTTGCCCATCGAGACGCGAGCGCTATTGACGACGCTCAAAGGTGAGCCCATCACATCGATGAGCTGCACGCTGCCGCTTTGTGTTGCGATCTGCTTATAATTCATATATCAATACCTCGGGTTAAAAGTGTTTGGCGAGCCGGGCCTCAGCGATGGGGCTCGGCTCGGCTGCTAATTTATGCAGAGGAGACAGTATGAACCGCATCGTGTTATCAGGCAACGTCGGCAAGCGCCCAGAGGCTCGAGGTCAGCAAGGCAACATCGCGAGCTTCTCGCTCGCTGTCGATGTCAGGCAAAAGGGTGGCGAGAAATCTACTATGTGGTGCAAGTGCGTCGCGTTTGGCAAGACAGGCGAGAGCATCCTCAAGAATGTCGATCAAGGCTCATTTGTGGCGCTGTGGGGCAAGATGCAGCAAAGCGAGTGGGAGCAAAACGGAGTCAAGCGCACCGACCTCGAGATCGTCGTCGATGGTTGGGAGTTTATCGGCTCAAAGCCTCGCGACGAGGGCGAGCGCAACCCGGTCAGCAATCAAGGCCCAGCATCATGGTCAGGTAATCAAGGTGGCGGCTGGGGCTGAGGCCCTTTGATTAAGTGAGTAACTATGTACACAGATCAAGAGCGCCTCGAGCGCGCTGAGATCATCGGGGCCAAGCTCGTCGAGTATAGGCCAGCAGTCTTGCTGACGCTGCGCATTAAATATGGACTGCAGGATGATGTGGCTGAGGACATCTACAGCGACACCTGCTGCTATATGCTGAGCCGAGGTGTGGAGCTCCTACAGAATCTCGACTGTGGTGGCGCGATTAGGCGCATCGCTAAGAATCGAGCCCTAAATTACATCAGAGATCATAAGCGCTACAGCGGCTATGCTGTCGAAGATTGGGATTCTTGGGGCAAGCTTGCAGATGCTCATGATCCTGATGATTGGGTCGAGCGCCATGATCTCGCCTTGATCCTGGGTGCCTATATCGATCAGGCTAGTACAGAGGCAGAGCGCACCGTCGCTCAGCATGTCTGTCAGTATGAGCAGGTGACAGATGTAGCTCGAGCGCATAACATTAACCCAAACACAGTGCAGGGTATCTACAGGCGCATTAAGATCTTTGCGAGGGAATATGGGCAACGATGATCTCAAAGGGCTCGCTCAGCGCGAGGCTCTTATTATAGATGGCTCAGGTGGCACAAGCGCGCGCGCGACTCCTGCATCTGGGCCTTACAGCAAGCGCAACGCTGAAAAGACTAAGCACTTTCTCGATCTCCTCGAGCAGGGCCACAGCGTCGAGGCGAGCGCAGTTGGTGCCAATATCCCTCGACGGACTGTCTACAACTGGCGCGATAAGCATGAGGACTTTGCACAGGCCCTCGATGATGCACAGTATGCAGCCGAGGGCTCAGTCTTTTCAGAGTTGCGCTCGATGGCTACTCGCAAAGATGACACCCGAGCGCTTATGTGGATCTTGGCGCGACTGCGCCCTGATCGCTATGGTGATAAGCAAGAGCTCCAAGTCTCAGCCAGTCAGAAAGACGGCATCCCCGAGGTGATCGCCATGCTCGAGCAGACTGCTCACCTAGTGAGTAAAGAGCCTGACCCTGACTCAGCCTCTGCAGAGCATCACCATCGAGAGACTGAGCCAGAGTCATAAGCAAGCGTTGGGGGATACATGACACAAAACAAGCTTGAGATCAATAGGCCCTCGATGGTGTCTACTTGGACACCCGAGCAGATGCGAGCTGCTGTCGTGCGTATTCACAACCGATTCCAAGGCTTAGTGCTCTCAATTATCGAGTCGGCAGACTGGGCCAATTATCGCCTCGCAGAGTATCCGATCGAGGTCGGTCGGCCTGCTTGGCCTGAGCCCGGTAAGTATTGTGATCTTGTACTGCAGCGCAGGCACAGCGCGGCCTCGATGGCGCTCGAGATCAAGACTCGGCATCTCAAGCCAGCCGATACTCGCTCAGATGGTGAGATCGCAGACGCTGTGCTCGATCACATGAGCAGCGACCTGACCAAGCTGCAGCGCCTCGCTCAAGAGAATGATGCTCTATGGATGGTAATGATCGGGCTCTACTCGGTGCCTTTCCAAGCTGCCGCCATTAACTACTCGACACCCTTTCGCATCGTCGCAGTCTGGGGCCGCGATGTCGGTCGCGACTCACCTATGGGCCGAGCGCGTTGGTCTAGCCTCGAGGAGCTCGACCGAGCGATCTGCTCTGCTGTCGATCCTGTCGATTTCTTCACCCTCGCGCATCTGCCTCGCAGGCCTCAGCCCAAAGTCGAGACGAGCATCGAGGAGCTCATCGCCCGTTCTCAACTGCCTCACAAGATGCAGCGCGCTCTCCTCGCTGTTCTGCAGTGGCCTGCTCAGCCAACAGCTCTACGCACTTTCCTGCGCTCGTTCGCGAGTGAGGATTGCTCAGAGTATGCCATGCGACATCATGTGCTGACCTTAGTAGAGCTCGGCATCGTGCGAGGTTATCGCAAGGGCGAGCGAGCACACCGACTCACCATCGATGAGCCGCGCCTGCTCGAGTATCTCCTCGAGGCTGATCGTGAGCAGTGACCTGCAGCTTAACGACCTGCAGCGCGAGGTCATCGCAGGCATAAGGCGCGCTGATCGCATCATCGCTGCGCGCTGTGGCTGGGGCTCAGGCAAGACGAGCTCGCTGATCTTTGCGATGTGGTTTCTCAGTAAGGTGAGGCCCGGCACGACTAGCCTGCTCGTGACAGACACAAACGGCAGATATAACTCGGTGCTGATGCCGGAAATTGAGAAATGGCTCGCGCCTCGAGGCTGGGTCTATAATCACACGCTCAGGCAGTGGACTGATACACACACAGGCTCAGCTGTCCTCTGTCGCTCCTACTTTCGGCCCGGTACTCGAGACGCGACGCACAACCCTCCCGA